AAGAGCCTATTCGCAAGTTTATGCGAAAAGCTCAAAAAGCAAAACCCAAGCAAGACTTAAATGAAACAAGAAAGCGTCTTTTAGATTCAATCGGCGGCGCTAACAACTTTAATGGAGTAAACATTTTTGAAGGGACAGATCCTCTTCCTGCTGCTCCATCTTCAAGTCAAGAAAAATACGGAGCGCTTAGAGACCAAGATCCTAATGACTCCGGTGTAGATTTATCAGCTTTTGGACTATAGGAGAAAAATGAGAAAGTACAACAAGTCAGATAAAGGCAAGTTTAAAGATTACGATCAAAGACTTGCCAAGAAAAGAAAAAGGCACGGAAAGAAAATGAATGCCCTTGACGGTATTGAACCTTACCAAGTAGAAGTAAGAAATGACAACGTTCAGAAAGCTTACAAGATCTTGGAAAGAATGTTAAAGAAAGATCGTGTCTTGGAAGAATACAAAGAACGAAGATACTTTAAAAAACCTTCCGAAAAAAGAAACGAACACAAGCGCCGCACAAAGCGCAGAATACAAAAAGAAGTTCAAAGACAAAAAATGTTGGATAAACTAAACAACAACTAAGAGGCATTTAAATGAGTACTTTTCAATACAAAAGTGGATTAGGGAACTCTGCTGCTTATCAAGTAAGCGCTAGACCTTACATACTCAGAGGCACAACCACCGGTGGTAGTACTGTCGATCAAGTTTCATTTGATAGTGTAACTAATTTCATCCAAGTTTCATCATCAGGAGATGTCAGGCTTGGTTTTTCAGAACTAGGTGTCACAACAAACGATAATTATTTTGTTTTAAACGCTGGCGTAAGTGATATTTACGACTGGAGAATAACCTCAGTTTTCTTAAGTGGCTCCGGAGCAACAGTAGATTACGAAATTCGTGCCGGTGTTACAACAATCTCTAGTACAGAACTAACAACTAATTGGTCCGGGTCAGCCGGAATAGGTTAAGAGAATAAAAAATGCCAAAAACAGGATTTTTAGGTTGGGCTTATATATCAGGTAGCACTGTATCATTTGATTCAGGTATAGCGGACAAACAAGTTTTGTTTATGTCTGGAGCAAGTGTTGTATCAGGAACAGACAATTTTCAGTATGACTATAATACAGAAATCTTAACAATAACCGGCAGCAAGCTAGCTTATACATCTGGTGAAGACTTTTTTGGACTTCCCTCTGCCTCTCTTGAAATTACCAATGCAGACCTCGGCGGCGGCGCTAACACAATAATAAAGGTTTTTGATTTTGATTCTTCTCAGTCAGCTGTCTTAAATTTAAGTCCATATAATAGTTCTATATCATGCCTAAATAGCAATTTTGGCATTAATGCATCTTTAGTTTCTCTAACTGCCGAAGGAGCCGCTTCGCTAACCTCTACTGGATCTTTGGGGTATGTTGAGCTTTCCTCCTCTGCCGATGATATACGAGCTTACGGCAATATCAACACAGTAGGCAACATTACGGCTTCTGGTCATGTTTCAGCATCAACCTTTTATGGTGATGGTTCAAACTTAAGCGGGATTGGCGGAGGCTCTCCTGGTGGATTAGATATGCAGCTGCAATTTAATTCAGGTTCCACATTTTCTGGTTCTTCTAATTTTGTTTTTGATTACACCAACAATAGAGTAGGTATTGGGAACGCAAATCCAAATTACACATTAGATGTAATAGCTTCTGAAGGTGTCAATTTCTATAATGATACTGGTGGGAATACTTTAACTGTTGATCCAAATGGGTTGTCATATTTTGGAGTCGGTGGAGGAATTCTACTGTCAACACTTGGAAGCGCCGAAATCCAAACAAATGGCAGCATTTTCCTTACCGGAACTCTATACAACGCAGCCACATTTGGTGGTAATCCAGCTTATGTTTTAAAAAATGACGTAGGATACTTAAGCACTGATGACTCAAATGCTGGAAACGTCCTATTGGCTGGTTCAGCCGCAGATACTAGTGTTGCCATAGGTAATGTAGTTTACTTAGACAACACAGGAACTTGGTATCAAGCCTCCGCAGCTGCAACTGGATCTGGCGATGCACAACTGATAGGTATTTCTTTATCCGCAGCACCACAAACTGATGGGGTTTTAACTCGTGGTATTTATCAAATAGCCACTTCTTTATTAAGTTCTTCCACAGCCGCTGGTTCTTTAGATAAAGCATCACAAGTTTACATTTCGCCTTCAACTGCCGGTGGCTACACAACTGTAAGGCCAACTAGCACTGGCGAGATTGTTAGAGTTGTAGGACATTCAGTGGATACAAATAAAATTTTCTTTAATCCTTCACCAGATTTTGTTGAGATTTAGTATTTTAAGAAAAAACACACTATTTATAAATGGTAATTTATTTTTATAAGGAGTTTATTTAATGTCAATGCTTGAACAAGCCATAATCGATGCAAAGGAACTTCGTGAAGTTGCTAAGGCAAATGCTGAAGCCGAAGTTCTAGAAAAGTATTCATCACAAATAAAAGAAGCTGTTGATCGTCTTTTGGAACAAGACGAAGAAGAAATCGAAGCAGGAGATCTTGGTGCTGAAGCAGGCGCTGAGGTTTTAGACCTTGACGCCGAAGTAGAGAAGGACGTTGAAGACGACATGCCTTCTTCTTATCAAGCACAGCCTTCTGACGAAACAGAAGAAGCAGAGCAAATGATCGATGATGCAGCTGACGCTCTTGAACAAGCACAAAATGTCCTTGATCAACTTGCTGTTAAAGTAGCAAAAATGGGTGATGAAGAAAGTGACGAAGATATTGTCACCATTGACTTAGATAGCTTAGAAGATAAAGTTGAAGATGAAACAGAAGCAGAAATAGAAGAAGTTCCCGGAGAGCCCGAAGCACTTGAAGAAGAGTTAGACCTTTCCGAAGATGACCTTCTTGCTCTTATGGAAAAACTTACTGTTGATACTTCAGCACAAAAAAGCGGTTGGGCAGGACGTGCCGATAGCCAAGTATTCTTTGAACAAGAACTTGAGCTTGCCCGTATGAGATCAACTGAGCTTGAGGAAGACAACGCTGTATTCAAAGCAGCCGTTGAAGAACTTACCGAGAGCAAAAACAACTTAGAAAAAGAACTTTCAGAAAAGAACACACTAATTAAAAATACAGCAGTATTGGTTGAGAGCTTGCAGAATAAGCTTTCAGAGTCTCACCTCGTTAACACAAAACTGTTTTATTCAAATAAGGCTCTAACAGATTCCTCCTTGAATGAGCGACAAAAAGGTAGAATTGTCGAAGCAATCAACAGAGCCAGCACGACCGAAAAGGTCAAAGACGTGTTTGAAACTCTATGTGAATCGGTTTCGACTGAACCTGCAAAGAATGCTGGACCAGAAAACCTAACTGAAGCACTCAAAGTTAGAACACTGGTGGCTCGCCCAACAAAGAAAGAAACAATAAGCGAGTCAAGCGACGTTCTTCGTATGAAGAAACTAGCAGGTATCTTATAAAAATTCAAAAAGGAGAAATAGAAAATGTCAGTACTTAAGACACTCACAGAGGGCATCGAGCCCCGTGACCTTTACAAGGAATCATCCGCCCTTCTTTCAAAGTGGGAGCGCACTGGTCTTCTTGAAGGTCTAAACTCAGACGACCAGCGTAATCAAATGGCTCGTCTACTTGAAAACCAAGCCAAGGAGCTTCTTCGTGAATCATCCACAATGGCTGGTGGCGACGTTGAAGGTTTTGCCGCAGTTGCATTCCCCCTTGTTCGTCGTGTATTCGCTTCATTAGTTGCACAGGACCTTGTTTCTGTTCAGCCAATGTCACTTCCTTCAGGTCTAATCTTCTTCCTAGATTTCACCTATGGAACCGAGCCTGCCTCAGCTTACAACGCTCAGGGCTCCCGTCTAGGTAACGTCAGTGGTTCATCAATTTATGGTGGTGGTCGTGTTGCTTCACAGATCACTGGTGGTGTAATCCTCTCCCAGCCACTTACCGAGCTTGGGCCTTACTCACTTAACAACGGCTTTGCTTCACCAACAGCCTCATCAGGCATCACAACAACAATTGTTGCTTCTGGCTCAGTAACTGATGGCGGTCTAGTATTCGACGCCGGCTCTGTCGCTGCATACCAGTTACAGGAACTACTACAGTTTGACCCTGACCTTCCTTCCGGTTCAAGTTTCGCTGCAGCAACATTCCCGCTTAGTTCTATTACTACAGCAGCAACAGAATTCAATGCAGATGATTTTGTAGCAATTCTTCCAACTGTCGCCGGCGCTACATACATACGAACTGTAAGACGCCTTACCCGCATCGACCCGACAGACGCTACAAAAGTTCTACTTGTTGCTTGGAACGCAGCCGCCGCAGAAGCAGCAAATCTAAGTTCCTCTCTTGATGGGGTCGACGGTTGTGACCATCCGCAGAAAGACAATCTTGCTGCTGGATCCGCAATTGGTTCAGTTATCGGCGCATCAGATTGGGGTCTCGAAGGCTCAACTGATATCCCTGAGATCGACATCAAGGTCGATTCAGTATCAGTCACCGCTGTTACCAAGAAGCTTAAGGCTAAGTGGACACCTGAACTTGGTCAGGACCTTAACGCTTACCACAACATGGACGCAGAGGTTGAGCTTACCTCAATCCTTTCAGAGCAGGTTGCTCTTGAAATCGACCGTGAGATCCTTGAAGACCTCGTTAAGGGCGCAACTGCCGAAACACTTTACTGGTCACGCCGCCCCGGTACATTCGTTAATCGTACCACTGGCGAAGACCTCACAGGACGCCTTGGTGACTTTACCGGTAACGTTTCAGAGTGGTACGAAACCCTCATTGAGACAATCAATGATGTATCCGCTCAGATCCACCGTAAGACACTTCGTGGTGGCGCCAACTTTATTGTTGTCTCACCCGAAATGGCTAACATCCTTGAGTTCACCGCTGGCTTCCGTGCTGCTGTAACTCACGATGATGACCGTGGTACCGTTGGTGCTGTACGTGTTGGTTCACTTTCCAAGAAGCTTGACGTTTACGTCGATCCTTACTTCCTACGCAATGTCGTACTAGTAGGTCGTCGTGGCGCTTCATTCCTTGAGAGTGGCTACGTATACGCTCCTTACGTCCCGCTTCAGGTCACTCCGACAATCTTCGGTGTCGAGGACTTCGTACCTCGTAAGGGCGTTATGACACGCTACGCCAAGAAGATGGTCCGTCCTGATATGTACGGTCTAGTTATCTGCAAGGACTTCCTTGGCTAATCACTAGTCTGAACTAGGATAAAAGATGCCCTCGGTGGAAACACCGGGGGTTTTCTTTTGTCGAGAACTATTTATCTTAGATCGATTAAAAAGGAGACTTAATGAATGGCTTTGCCTGTTTTAACACCAGTATCACAAACATCGGCAGTTATCTTACCGGTAACAGGAACAACAACTGACGTATCAGCAACTTTACCTTATGGTATTTATTCTACTTCAGACTCCTTTTTGACCGGCGCCGCAGATCAAGTTGCTTATACTTATAAAATGCTTGGCGGCGATGTTTTGGACATTGAACTTACCGCTGGAAATGTTTATGCCGCCTATGAAGATGCTTGTATAGAATACTCTTATTTAGTAAACCTTCATCAAAGCAAAAACTCATTATCTGATCTTTTGGGATCTTCAACCGGTTCATTTGACTCAGATGGAACAATAATAGCTGGTGATGCATCTGGATCCGCAGCAAACATAAAATACACTCGCTTTTCTTTTGAGTATTCAAGAAGAATTGGTGATGCTGTTGGAACCGAAGTTCGTGTCGGTGGCTTAACAAACATCTACTCTGCTTCTATTGATGTTGAGGTCAATAAACAAGACTATGATCTAGAAGCAATCTTAAGAGCAGACCCTGTACAATCAGCAAGAGTTGGAACAGATAATAGAATTTTTATTAGAAAAGTTTATTATAAGACCCCACAAGCAATGTGGCGTTTTTATGGTTATTATGGCGGATTAAACACTGTAGGCAACTTGGCTCATTATGGTCAGTATGCAGATGACTCAACATTTGAAGTTATTCCAGTTTGGCAAAATAAAGCACAAGCAATGGCTTTTGAAGATGCGATTTATACAAGAACAAGTGGTTTTTCTTATCAGTTAAGAAACAACCAACTTAGAATCTTTCCTTCTCCTTCAATTGTTCAGCCCAAGAAAATGTGGATTGAGTACTCTGTTGACGAATCACCGCTTTCTTCTTCAATTGCTTATGTTGAAAAACAAATAAACGGTGTTAACAACATGAACACACTTCCTTTTGAGAATGTGCCTTATGCTAGCATCAATGCAATAGGTAAGCATTGGATTCGTCGTTATGCGTTGGCTGTATCAAAAGGACAGTTAGGTGAAATACGTTCTAAGTTTGCCACTGTGCCTATTCCTGGCGAGTCTGTAACCCTTAACGGCACCGCCCTAAAGGATGAGTCCAAGACAGAAAAGCAAGCGCTTAGAGACGAACTCAAGACCATTATGGATGAGTTAACTTATACAAAACTTGCCCAGGATGACCAAGCAAAAATAACAGCAACGGTTGAAACTTTCAAGTCTATTCCAATGCCTATTTATGCTGGACCACAAGGTAGCTCATAATGGCTGATAATGAATGGTCAAGACCGGCACAGCCACCACCACCGTTATTCTTCAACAAGAAAGAACGAGATCTTGTAAAACAAGTTAATGATGAGCTTATTGAAAGAGTAATAGGGCAAACTGTTGCTTATTATCCACTTTCTTTAGAGCACACAAACTATCATTCACTTTATGGAGAAGCAATAGAAAAATCTTTCCTTCCTCCTGTTAGAGTTTATGCTCTTGTAAAGTTTGATGGAATCCAAACTGAAACCTCAAACTACGGTTTAGACAAAACAGCCTCAATAACTGTAAACTTCCACAAAAGAAGACTTACAGAAGACCAAGATCTTTATGTTAGAGAAGGTGATTTTGTTTTGTATGATGAGATCTTATACGAAATAACAACTCTTATGGAACCCAGGCTTTTATTTGGTCAAGGAGATAGAAGATTTGAGATTTCAGCCAAGTGTCTAAGATCAAGAGAAGGTTTATTCGATGGACAATAAAGAATCAGAAAACTTAATACAAATACCTTTTGAGCCTTCTACATTAGAAAACATTGATCAAGCAGTATTTAACTTTGTTAATGAAGATCTTAATGTTAGCACAAGAACAAATAAAGGCTTTAAAAAAGTTCCTGTATTCTGGCAAGGATCAGAACGTGCTTGGTATACAAAAAAAGATCCAAGACCAAACGATGTTCTAAACTTTCCCGTTATTACAGTTGCTCGTTCAGGACTATCAAAAGATCCTAGCAAAAAAGGTTTTATGTATGGTAATGTTCCACCAGACTCTAATGGTGCTTCCATTCAGATCGCCAAAAGAATAATGCAAAGCAAAACTGCAGACTTCTCAAATGCTTATGCAAAGCAAAAAACCGGACAGTCCACGCAGAACAAAAGATTAAAAAAGACAAAAGTTGTTTATGACTTTATTGGCGTCCCACAGATTGTTCACATTAATCCAACTTATGAAGTAACCCTTACCTCATTATACACCCAGCAAATGAATGAAATGTTGCAGCCTTTTATGGTAAGAACAGGCAACATTAACTATAAGGTTATTGAGAACAACATTCACCGCTATGAGTTGTTTATGGACTCAAACTACAATATCTCAGACAACTCATCAAACTTAGGCGAAGAACAAAGAAAATTAGAAGCAAAAATAACTTTTAATGTTATTGGTTATTTATTTGGACAATACGTCAATGAAGAAAAACCAAAGATAATCATAAGGGAAAGTATCGTAGAGTACAAGTTCCCCAAGGAAACAACAATTTTTAATCTATAAGTGTTTTTAAGATTTAAATAACTATTTAGTAATGAACTATAACTTTATAATTCATTTAAGGAGTTTTAAACAATGCCAGCAGATAAGTTTCGTTTTATATCACCTGGAGTTCAAGTAGCAGAAATTGATCGCTCAGGTATCCCCGCAGAAGCACCCGCAATCGGACCAGCAGTAATTGGTCGTGCGACACACGGACCAGCAATGCAGCCCGTCCGTCTTGAATCAACCGCCGATCTTTATCAGATCTTCGGCGCACCGTCACCCGGTGGTCGTGGTGGCGATGTATGGCGTGAAGGTAATTACGCAGCACCAACTTATGGTCTTTTTGCAGCCGAAGCTTATCTTCGCAATAATGGCCCGGTAACGTTTGTTCGTTTAGCCGGTGAACAAGATCAAAACGCAACAGACGCTGGTGAAGCCGGATGGGAAGTTGCGGCTGGCAACGCTGTTGGTCTTTTTGTAACAAGAGCGGTTTCTGGTTCCAGCGGCCTAGATCAGATGACTTCTTCTTTAGCAGCGGTCTTCTATCTTTATGATAATGCTACGCTTGAACTAATGAGCAACACTCACGGAAAGGCATCTTCCGATACAAATGGTCGTCTTTGCGAGAATGAAAGCTCAGATGTATCAAAACTTGAATTCACAGCTGTAGTTCGTCTTTATGATGGAACCAACCACCTTACAGCAACATTTAACTTTGATCCAAATTCAGAAAAATACATTCGTAAGGTTTTCAACACAAACCCACATTACGTTAACGATACTATCTACGGAAATGCCTTAAGCTACTTCCTAGGTGAAACATTTGAATCATCAGTTGCTGAAGCACTTATCACAGGTTCTGGTCCCGGCAGCGGCGCACCAACCGACCTCGCAGGAGCAAATGATTATGCTCTTATTTACCGTAATGCTCTAACAGGCTCTGGCGCTGACTTGGGTATTCGTAGAAGCCCTGCAGCAGTAGCAAAATCTGGTTTAGTATTTGCACAAGATCTCACACAAGATACCGGTTCTTATAATCCCGTTTCTCAGCAACAGCTTTTCCGCTTTGTCGCAACAGACATTAGAGGTGAATGGGATAACAGAAGCGTCAAGGTATCAATAGCAAACGTTAAAGCATCAACAAACCCAACCGTCAATCCTTACGGAACATTTGATGTTTTGGTTCGTGATGCAAGAGATACAGATAACACTCTAGATCTTATTGAGTCATTCACTGGTCTCAATCTAAATCCTGCTTCACCAGACTACATTGCTCGTCGTATTGGCGACAAGTACCTTGTTTGGGACAATGATGAGAAGTACTACCAAGAATACGGTACTTACAACAATATTTCTAAGTACATCCGTATGGAAATGAATGATGAAGTAGACAATGCAACAACCAACCCTGCAGTTCTACCATTTGGCTACTTTGGACCTATTAGAACAGCAACTCAAGCTGTTGCTGCTACTGCTGGTCAAGCAGTCCTAGCAGAAAAAATGCAGTTTGGCGCTGTTACTGTAACAACTGGCTCTGGTCTAAGTCTATACACATCAGAAACAGTTGCTGCAACTTTCG